CAAGGTTGATCGCCACATTGAATGGCACGGACAAAGGGGGAGCGGTGGCGGGTCTGCTGAACGAGATCAAGACTGAACCGACGCACAACGGCGGGATGAAGCGTCGACGCATCGAACAGATTGCGGATCAACTTGACGACGAAGATCGTGTCGCGTTCACGACAGCCCTTGACGACTACACCATTCCCGCAATCGCGATCGTGCGCGTGATGCAACGTCGCGGGTTCTCGATCTCTGAGTCGGTCATCTCAAACTATCGACGCGGGATCTATGTCGATCGGTGACGAACTACGCAATGAACGTCTGATTGACACGAACGTCGAACTTGCGCGCGTGCGACGCGAACGCGACAACGCGACGAAAGAAGTTGCGCGATTGACGCAACAAGTCGAGTCGATGCAACGCGCGTTGACGTTCATCGAACACGTCGAACATCAACACTTGCAAACGATCGAATGGGCGACACCGAAGAAACCGACGAGCAAAGCGGCGGCGACGTTGATGTTGATGTTGTCCGACCTGCATCTCGACGAAGTGGTCGAACCGAACGAAGTCGAAGGATTGAACGCGTACAACCGAACGATCGCGCGCATGAGATTGGAACGTTGGTGCGCGAACGTCGTCAAACTGTCGCGACACTATCTCGCGGGCATGAAGTACGACGGATGTGTCGTGATGTTGGGCGGCGACATCTTCTCGGGTGACATTCATGAAGAGTTGACGGAAACGAACGAAGACACGATGTTGGGATCGTTCATGTTCTGGACGGAACAGATCGCAAGTGCGCTCGACATGTTGGGTGACGAGTTTCGGCGCGTTCATGTTGCGGGTGTGGTCGGCAATCACGGGCGCACGTCACGCAAACCGCGCGCCAAGTTGCGTGCGCGCACGAACTTCGATTGGTTGCTCGCGAAACAACTGCAACGTCACTTCATCGATGACAAACGTTTCACGTTCAACGTTCCCGAAGCGACCGATGCGATCATTCGTGTCTACGACTCGACGCACTTGTTGTCACACGGCGATCAGACGAGTGGCGGCGGTGGTATTGGTGGCATCTACCCGCCGATCATGCGGATGCGTGCGCGCAAGGCGCAACGATTCTTGGCGACGGGACAAACGTTCGACACGTTATGGATCGGACATTGGCATCAGTACCTTCCTTCACCGTCGTTGATCGTGAACGGGTCGATGAAAGGAGTCGACGAGTATTCCTATGTCAACAACTTCGGGTTCGAGCAACCGCAACAAGCGTTGGCGATCGTCGCACCGAACAAAGGCATCACGTTGCAAGCACCTATCTTCTGCGCCGACCGCAAGAAGGAAGGTTGGTGACATGATGCGCGACGTAGCAGGCGCGCTCTTGGTTGGGGGGTATGACGATAGGGGGTCGGGGGGTTTGACGCGGCAGACGCCTTCTGATGCGCCTATGCGACCCTGCTACGGGCGGGGGGCGTGTCGGGTAGGCGGCGGGTCGGTAAGGTCGTTGCCGTGATCGAACGCACGAAGGTGCTTGTCGTTTGGCATGATGCACATTCGGAAGGCGACGGTTGGTGTGATGTCGATGACATCGACGAAGAACCTTGTGTCGTTGAAACGATCGGTTGGTTGTTGCCCGACCGCAAACGTGATCACGTCGTTGTTGCCCAATCGATTACGAACAGCGATCAAGTCGATGCGATGTTGTGCATCCCCGTTGGCATGATCCGTTCGATGCGAGTAGTGTGAATGGTGCGTTGATCGCGCGGCGGGTCGTGGTATCCCCTTCCCCACTCGTCGCGGCGGCGATGCGTCGTCGGTTGGCGGCGCATCGCTGAACGCGCGACGTAGCAGGCGCGCTCTGATGCGGGGGGTGTCATCATGGGGGGTGGGGGGGTTTGACGCAACACGCGCCTTCTGACGCGCCTATGCGACCCTGCTACGGGTGGGGTGTCACTCGGGTTGCGGTTCGGTTGGTTTCGCGAACTCGGCGCGAACGATGTCGTTGATCTGATGTTCGATGATCCAATCGACCGCGTACCCGTATCGCGTGACTTGCGAGAAGTCGACGATGATCCCGAACCTTCGTTCCGTCAGCCACTTCAACGCCCAATAGAACGCTCGATCGTGTTTCCGATACCCCGCGCAATGGATGATCTCATGCGCCAACGTTTCCCATGACACATTCGGTGCGACTTGAATGAGTCCCGAGTGAACCGCCAACCCAAGCAACTTGCCCGAGTGCCACACTTCATGTTGTTCATCGACACGCCAACCTTTCGTGAACAACACGACCTTCGGTGGTTTGTTGTGAGTGACGTGACTGATCGTTCGTGTCGCACCTTCCAAGGTCGTCGGCATCTTCGCCAACAGTTTCCAAAGGCGCGCCGTTTCGCGCTCGATCGGCATACCGTGTTCGCCTTCTTTCGAGTATCGACGTTTGGCGACTTCGCGTGGTGCGTTCGATGCGCGTTCGTTTCGCGCACGATCTCGTTCGCGGGTCTTGCGATCCCGTTCGCGTCGCGCGACATCGCGTGCCGCGCGTTGCGCATCGAGCGCGGGCGCGACACGTTCGACGAGTACGCCCGCCTTCGATGAACACGGCAGACAGTATCGACGAACATCGTTGCGTCGCGGTCGGGTCGGTGCAAGCAACCCGTGACCGCATGTGGGACACTTCCAACGTGCTTGTTTCATGTCACCCGTCCTTCCCGTGTCGTCGATCGGCGTTCGGGTCGCGCACTTCGTAAGTGCGTCCGTCCGACTTGCGCAAGATGTCGGGGCGGTCGACGATCATCGACCTGACCGCCGACTCAGGCACGTCAGCCGCCTTCGCGATGTCCTTGACGGTCATCGTTGCGAACACGTTGGATGTCGCCCACTTGATCAACGCGGTACGTGCGTCGATGCGTCCTTTGAAGTAGCACCCGTCTTGGTATGCCCAGCCTTCGCTGAGTGTCGCGTTGGCGAGCATGTCGTGCATCGTTGCGCGTGGCACGAGTGCCCGCGTCCTGATGCTGACCTTGCCGTACCACACGGGCATCCCGTAGGTGTCGATCGCGTGCGCGACTTCTCGCGTCGCCTGATCGATGTGGTTGATGTTCATTCCCCTTGTTCCCTTCTGTCGACCTTTGCCGACACGTCAATCATAACACACCTTGTCAACTCGGGCATGTTGCGCAATCGTCTAACTTGATGTGTTTCGGTGGGTAATCTCGACATTCACGAACATCATCGCGAAACCGTGTGACACCCATGTGTCAACGTGATCGCACAACAGCAAAGGGGACAACATGCAAGTCATAATGAAACCGCCACACGGATCATGGGATTGGTTGCAACTACGACATCGCGACGATCTCGGACGTGTCACGTTCGGCGCGAGTGATGCGCCCGCATTGATGAACGCATCGCAGTTCATGTCGCGCGCCGATCTCTGGCACGCGAAACGCAACAAACCGACGTTCAGCGAAACGACACCAGCGATGCACTTCGGGAACATCGTCGAACCCGTGTTGGTCGACGAACTCGGACGACGGTTGGGCATCACGATGATCACACCGAAGGTCATGTATCGCGATCATCGTTTCACCGTCACGCTCGACGCGATCGGCATTGATGATGACGCGCCCGACGCGGACAACGTTGACGTGATTGGTGAAGTGAAGACGACGCGACGACATCGCATCAGCAACGTCGATGACATACCGCATGAATACTTGTGGCAATGTTGGGCGCAGATGTTGGTCGTCGACCGACCCGTGTGGTTGATCGTGCTTGATCGCGACATGAACATCACGCATCATGAGATTCCGCGCAATCAAGAAGCGTTGGATGTGTTGATGCACGATGCCGAGTTGTTGGGTCACGCGATCGACATGGAAGATGAACGCATCGCGGAAACGATGCTCGACACCTTGACCGCCGAACAGATCGCGGACGTGTGGAAACCGCAACCGATCGTTCGCGAACTGTCGATCGACGAACATTCGTGGGTTCGCGACCTTGCCGACGCACGCGACTTGAAGAAGCAAGCCGAAACGATCGAGAAGGCGGCGCGCGATCATCTTGCGCGCGTCATGCTCGACGCTGAGATCGCAACATTGAACGGGCAACCCGTGTTGACTTGGAAAGAACAAGCGGGACGTGAAACGGTCGACGTTGCGGCGTTGCGACGTGATCATCCAGAACTTGTCGCGACGTACACGAAACAACAACAACCGATCCGTGTCATGCGGATCA